CCACGGGATAACGCATTTATCACCGAGATGGAGGCCGAGATTGTCAAATTCTTAGCCGAAGTCGATTCCCAAGTTCAGCAGTTAAACCAATACATTGAAAGCCAACCATGAGCAAGATCAAAAAAGAAATTACCGCAATTGTCGGTCAGTACACGAACAAAGAAGGCCAGACCAAGAACCGCTATCAGCGCATTGGGTCAATCATTGACACTAAGAATGGCGATATGCTAAAACTGGACGTTATTCCTCTCAAAGAAAACGGGTGGGACGGCTGGGCATACATCAATGACCCGCGCCCTTACGAACCCAAGGGTTTGCCAGCAGATAACGATGACGATATGGCCTTTTAATCATGTTTGATTTTATATTTCCAAGAGTGCGTAAATCTGACCCGCTGACCTCGTTTGTGGCAGCGGACAACGCCAAGGAATTGGCTAAAAAGCATGGGTTACAAATTGTGGCTTGTCTTACCCAGCACGGGCCGCAAGGTAAAGATGGCATCGCCGCCCACACAGGGCTGGATGGCAATCAAGTGGCTCGGCGCTTAAAAGAATTGGAAACGCTGGGCTTGATTGGTTTGACAGGCAAAACAGTCAAATCTAAATCAAACCGACAAGAACGGGAATGGCGCATTTTGGGGGATTTGACATGAATGAAGAAAATGAAGCATTTGAAGAACTTGCCAAGCGCCAAGGGGATTGGGGCTTGCAAGGGTCACGCAAGCACCAGATTATGCGCTTTGCTGAAAACGCTGAACGAAATCAAGTGATTGAAGAAATAGCACAGCATTTGGAAACAAAATTTACAGGGCCGTTTGGTCGGTCTACTGTTGAATCATTTTCAATGTACATCAGGGGATTGAAAAAATGACACACGAAGAAATTGATGCCATGTGGCAACAGTCTATGCGCCAATCCATTGAAGATGGTGAGGTGTATACCCGCTATCACTTTGCCAAAATGGTAGCCGACAAAGAGCGTGAGGCGTTTGCGAAGATACAGCATGAAAGCCTTTTGCAAGCCATGAGAATTGAGCGTGAGGCGTGTGCAAAGGTGTGTGAGGACGGTGTGCAGAACGCAACCGACTGGGATAGCAGTTATTGGGATCAAGCCTGCGAGAACCGCGCCGCCGCCATCCGATCAAGGGGACAAGCATGACACAAAATGAAATCATTGAGATGGCAAAGCAAAGAAAAGTGCGCCTTGTTGTGTGCGATGGGTATGTGACCAGCGAGACAGACGGCCAGCGGCACTACATTGGCCCGATGACGCTGCTCAAACTTTACGGCATCCCAGCTAATACACCATTCGTTTCCTATCCATCGCGCAAAGATGAATTTTTTGGATGGCGCGATCAATCGGACGACATTCATCTGCATCCGATGAGAAATGGAAACTACAGCCTTGAAAGCGCCGCCATCAGAGCAAGGGGACAAGCATGACTGACAAAGAAGCAATGGCAGTGGCACTTGAGGCGTTGGAAATTGGATGGTCACCAACCTACCCTAATGAAGTTGATGCAAGAGAAAAAGGTATGCAAGCCATTGCCGCCCTTAAAGAACGATTGGCACAGCCGCATGAGACAACATTAAAAGAATTTAATCAATTGATTCATGATGACCCCAAGTACCACATTTGGGCAAAAGAAAAAGCACTTCAAACCTTGCACAATGAAAATGAACGGCTGGGTTTGTATAGGGATGCTTATGCCGAGCCTATGGCGCATGACCCTTTGCCTCGCGCTTGCAACCTTGCAGGAGTGGATTACCAAACATTTCTAAAAATCAAAGCATATATGCCTGTGTATGACACCACCCCACCAAAGGGAAACACATGAATGGAGAAATGTTGCCGGGAATTAAAGTTGTAAGCAATTACAAATTTTTGGACAATCGAGGGTATTTTGTAGAATTGTGGAATTCTGAAATTCCGATGCGAGGCAGCTATCGTCAGCTTAATTGTGCTTTTTCAACGTTTGGTGTTTTGCGGGGAATGCACTACCAAGATCAGACTAAATTTGTTATGCCAATTGTGGGCAAAATATTTGATGTGGTGTTAGACCCAAACACAGGTAAATGGTTTGGCATTGAATTAGATGCCTCCAAAGGTTTATTGATACCGCCACAATATGCTCATGGGTATCTGGTGCTGTCTGCCGAGGCTATTGTGCAATATGTTGTTGATGCTCCTTATGATCAAAGCAAAGAAAAATTATATAGATGGGATCAATACAACATTAAATGGCCCACATCCATAACTCCAGTTTTATCTCAGAAAGATGCACAAACATGAAAGCCAGACAAGTTTTTATTGCCCTCATGACAGGCAAGGGTTATTCAGAAAAAGAATTAGCATGGGACGGGGAAAAGTTTACCCAACAAAACATGGTAATGCGCTGGAACTACTTTTTAATGGGTTGGGAAATGCGGGGTGTCTGTGATTGAAATATTTTTGCTTTTGAGTTTGGGCGGCGCAATCACAATTGTTGCCGGGTGGCTATTTGTTCAAATTCTGCTATGGGTCGAGGAATAGCGCTCGCTCATCTTGTCGGCGTTTGACAAGACCCGGCAAGACTTTGCCGCCGCCTTTGGTGTACTTCAAGAGTTCTTCCGCAGCACCCGTTTTATCACCCCGAAGCAGCTTTTGACGAAGCGTTGAACGCTGGAGTGTTCCATTGCCGACATTAAAAGCAAAGCTAACAAGGCCATCAAACATGCCTTGTGTAAGGGGAACGGGGCAAAACTGAACAACTCCACGCTCGAACCTTGCAAGATCAGACCTGAGAATCCCATCTACTTCTTCCTTGGTGAATTGTCTGTTGTCCTCCGGGCGTAGGGGGAAATTCATGCGCTCGGCCATTGATAGCTTGGCTTGCTCGGGGTAAAGAACGCTTCCAACGCCAACCGTCCACAGATTTGCTGGGCAACGGTATGGTTTAAACCTCAAGCCCTCATGGTGCTTGATGAGTTCAATCCCTTTGGCGCTGATGTTCATTTCTTGGCAAACGCCTGACCGCCAAACCAGAACGACACAATGCAAGACCAAATAATTTGTGTATCGTCATCCCACAATTGGTTAAGGGCAACATCAAAAGCTACCCCGGTATGCCATGCGTAATAAAACCCAAACACCTCAACAAACATAAACATCACAAACATTCCGTATGTAATGACTGAACGGGTCGCAGCCCTCATGTTAATCACCCATGTAGATGCACCCTGCCCCAAGGCTATATCGTGTGCGTACAGGGCTTGACGCTCTTGCATTTGGGCTTGCATCATTTGCACATCAGCAGTAATCTGGATTTGCTCAGTCTGGATATGCTCAATGCGCTCTTGGGCTTCTAACCCGGCTTTTTTAAGGGTTAGTTCCCTTTCTGTCTGCATGGCGGCTAAGGCCAATTCATGCTTTTTGTCAGATTTGTCTTGAATGAAATCAAGTATCTTGGGCAAACCGCCCATCAAAAAACTAATTAGGCTTGAAAACAGGGTTAGCATTTTTTCTTTCCTCTTCAATTTGCTTTCGCAATTTTTCCACTTTTTCCATTTGGGCTTTGGCCTCGCGCTTGGTCACCATAGTATCCACGTACATCATGCCAATCAACGGCAACAACATCGCAAAAACAATGACAAAAAGTATTAGGACAAAAACATACCCAGACGGCCCTTGTGGTGCAGATTGATCATCCACATCAGGATAATCAGGTAAGCGGCTACGAAAAGAACCAGCCCCGTTTCCAGCGCCCTGTCCAGTATTTTGTTTTTTAACTTTTGTCGCCGCCATTCAGCCACCCGTTTTTTGTGCAGTTCTCTTGCGTTGTCCTCGGCTTTTTGGTCAAGTAGCCGCTGATACTCATCCACGAATTCACGCCAAAGATCGGGCTGTCCCATCTCCCAGCGCACCATTCTTTCAAGATCAGCATAAAACTGCTTGGTTTGCCGCAAGTACATTACATTGTCAATTGCTTGACTGGCTAAATCGTCTTTGATTCCTTTGCGCTTGTTTTCTTCCCGCTGAACCTCTGTTTTTTCATGGCCTGCCTCAAGTTCTGCCTGACCCTTAAAAAACCCCGACAATGCTCCGCCAACCTCGCTTGTAATTTTGGATAAATCAGACCCGGTTTTTTTCAAGTCCTGATAGACAGCCACACAGCCTTTTATGCCTTCATAAGCTCCCTTGCAAAGTGCGAATGCCGTGATGGGATCAATTTCATATCCCCAAAATCTTTTTGACGAATTCGCCAGCTACACCCGGCCCAAACAGAACGGCGATGATCAGGAGGTACAGCAATAGTTCAATCTTGGTCATGCGCTTGTCGCCGTCCCGCAAAGACCTGTCAATGTTGTTGTACCTCTCTGAGCAAACCGACTCATGCACCGCCAAGCGGGTCTCTGTGCTGTCAACCATTACGCGCCTCAAGTGCTGTGATTCGGTCAGTCAGGGTTGTAATGATGGCTTGTTGTTCTTGGATTGCAGACACCAAATCAGCGTAAAACTCAGCGTTAAACGCTAACGCTTTTGCTTTTGTGCCTTCTTCAATGTATTGTTTATCCGCATCATCAACAAAAGCTGTTTCTTTCACGCTGTCTGGGTAGACTTGCATGAACTCGTCAGCAATAAAACCTTTGTCGTTTACTTTGCCGTTGTGCGCCTCTGGGGACTTGTAGTCAAACGTGACGGGGTTTAATTGCAAAACACGAGACAAGCCGTTTGTGACTGTCTGCACATTGGTTTTTATGCGGGAGTCAGAAAGCGCACTCCATGAACCAGCACCAGATGCTTTGTATGCGTTACCAGAACCATCAAAATAAATTTTTGCCGTGCCGCCGTTGATACCAGCGCATAGGTACAAACCAACTTGATAACTAATAGTTGTAGAAGGGTTTCCATCGCCATCAGCAAGAATACCCCACTCCGACAAAAATGCCGTACCACTACTTGTGTCTTGAATTCGAATGCACCCGTAGGCACTTCCAGAATAGGGGATTACACCCACAGACAACCTAGAACCAACCAAAGTTCCTGATGTTCCAGCATTGCCAACTGCTGTCGTATTTAATAACAATTGCTGACCACCATAAGTTCCGGTTTTTAGCGTCATTGCTTGGGTGAAAGTGATGGCATTACCTGCTGTGCCTGAACCAGCTATGTACCAAACATGAGAGTTGACTTCTTGTTGATAAAGAACGGCAGCTGCGGTATTTCTATATTTCCACCCGCCATTATTAACTGCATTTGTAGCAACACCAGCATAGCTTGTTGGATAACCAAAAAACGATGCTCCTGATGTAATGTCTAGCGATTTATAGCCGCCACTCCAACCAGCAGGAGTAACACCCACACCCAAATTCGTACCATCAAACACCAACGCACTACCCGTGGTCAGTACCTTTGAGCCATTGAGATAGGCCACACCATTGGCTGTGCCGTCAGAGATAGTTGGGCTTGATATGCTTGGCGTTGCAATAGTGGGCGATGTAGCCAATACATTGTTACCAGTACCCGTATTAGTAACGCTTACCAAACCCTTAGACGCATCTGTAGCCACCGCGCTTGATGCCGTCAGGCTAGAAAAGATTGGTTGTGCGCTAAATGTAGCCACACCGCCAAGGGTCACAGCACCCGCTACGTTAGCCGTAGTGCCCACATAAAGCGCTTTGGCTATGCCTACACCACCAGCCGTAATAATTGACCCAGATGTGGTGTTTGTCGCATCTGTCACCAACGTAGAGTTAATCCCCAATGCAAAGGGAATTCGCGCCGTTGTGGTGGTCTGTCCATCCTTGGTTATGGCAGTCGATAAACCCGTGGCAAGGTCAGCAGTCAGCGCGTTAAAAACTGTGCTGCTGATGGATGTGCCCGTTACTACTGGTTGCCCAGATGTGTTGATTTGGAATGTTCCAGAGCCGTTGTAGGACATGATTTAACCTTACTTTGTGAGCGCGTCAACCAACGCATTGTAATTAATGGATTCTTGAACTTGTTTTTTTACTTGCTGATTTTCTGCAAATTCTGATGCGGTTTTTGCAAGTGGAAAATTAAGTTTTGCCAATTTATCTAAGCCCCTGATAACAACATTGCCTGTGTTGGAATAGTTAACTGTTCCCGGCGGTTTAACTAATGCATCTGCTACAGCGTCTTTTACATCAATCAAAGTTTGCCGTCCTTGTTTGCCAAACATATAGGCTAACTTGTCTTCTTTGTCCAATGTATCAATGGCAGTTTTTAGCTTGGCAAACGACAAATCACCACTTGCATTTTTTTGCAATTGATCTTTTAAATACTGGATGGTTTGGCCTTGCAATTCGGCATAGGCTTGTTGACCTTCTGAGCCACCCTTTTTAAGTAGCTTGGTAACAGTTCGCATTTCTTCCAATGAACCATCCAAAACAACGTGCCCAAACACATCATCAAGGGCCACAGCACGATCAGCGTAACCCCCGCGAGTGCCCAACAATTTGGCTACTCTATAGGTGTTTTCAAAGTCTTTGCCTAATTCAGCACGTTGTTTTCTAGCGGCACGATAAAGATCACCACCAGCGCCCTCGGTCATGTTGTTAATTACGCCTTTGACCTCTTTCATAAACAAACCAGACGCTTTGCCCGGTTCACCTAATTGACCAGCAGATTTATACAATTCTTCCAAGTCATCAATAGTTACTTGACCATTTTTGACTTTTTTCAATGTGTTTAGGTCTGCTTTGATAGAGTTAATTTCTGGGACAGAAATAGCTTTTCCGGCGTTAGTTTCTAACCATTGCTCTAAAGGCGCGGTGCTGACCACTTGCTTGGTTTCCCCAGCATCTCGGGCCGCTTGATATGCGGTGTCAACTAACTGTTTTTTGTCTTCAAACTGTTTAACCAAATTCTTGTCAACAACCCTGCCCACATTTCTAAAGTTGGACATATAGGGCACTTCACGAGTTCCCGTTTCTTCTGCCAGTTGATCAAAGCGGTTAAGTATCTGTGACTTTTGGCCTTCTTTAAATTGCAATAGTGCTTTAGCCAATTCTGGCTTTTCTTTAACAATATCGGATTCAAATTGCAATTGACCAAAGTCTTTTAATTGCTCACCTTTGGTTAAAGGAATATTTTGTGTTTGTGCCCGTTCTGCGCGTAACAATGCCTCATTGGTAGAGGCCGCACCCATACCCGGCATTTGCGGTTCTTGCGGTTTAAGCAATGCCGCCATCTTTTGCACATTTGGGTTTTCGGTTGTAATTGTTGCCCCACGCTGTAAAAGCGCTCTGGTCTGTCCGGCGGCTGGGCCTGTCAATGCTTGCAATGTTGACCCGGTGCTACCTAATGTAGGTGGCAACGCGCCTAATGCCTTACTCATTGCACCAACAATATCCGGGCCTGTTTCGGTTCTGGGTTGGTAAAACTGACCAGCCATTTCTTGCGCTGCGGCTTGTCCAGCGGCACGGCCTTGTGGTGTGCCATAACCGCCCACAGCTTGCCCGTACATACTTGCAAGCGGTGTAGCAACCATTTTGCCAATTTCACCAGCAATAATTGCAGGGGTCTCAATAACGCCCAATAACCTGTCTTTTAAACTAGGTTCTTTCTTAGGCAATGTGATCATGTTTTCATTGCCGGGAATCATCCTTTCGGATGGCAATCCTATTTGCTGATAAAACTGCTGTTTTGGAATATCCGCATAAAATTTTTGATGCAACGCATCCGCTAACTGAACGTCAGGAATGTCGTTGTATTGGGGAAATTGAGCGCGAACTTCCTCAAAGGTTGCCATTATTGCCCCCTTGGTCTAAGACCTAATGGATCATTTGCATTAGACGTAGAAATTTGTCTTGCGCCCTGTGGCCCAGCTTGCACAGTCATAGCTTGGATGGCTAGATTTCTTGCCGCTTGTTTTTGTGCAATTACGTTTTCTGTATCTCCTGCTTGCGGGAAATACTTTTTCTCTTCATTAGCAAACTCTGACGGGCTAATTGACGCTCCAGATTCTTTGCGTAGTACAGCGGTAATAAAGTTTCTACGCGCTTGATCAACTTGCTGTTGTTCTGAACTTGGGCCACCCATAAACCCCGGCAATGGGTTCATGGCTGCGCTTACACCTTCGCCTAATTTTTCACCCACAAATGGCGTTAAACCAACTGTTCCGCTAATAGCCGAACGAATTGCACCCGTGTTGGTTACACCTTGCTTTTCCAAATCGGTGATGATTTTGTTGGCCTCTGCCATACGCATACCATACGCCGTGGCATTGCCTTGTGATTCAGTCAAAGGCTTGGGCACAATCTGATCAATTGCGGCAGCTTTTGCAACATCTTGTTGCATCTTTGGCGTTAATGGCATTTGTCCCAATGGCGTGTAACCAGTTTGGCCCATAGGCGCACCAGCAGGGGCACTAGGCGCACCTGTAGGCTGACCCATAGGCGCACCCATTGGTTGACCCATTGGGGCGCTTGTAGGCGCTCTGCCAGCTTGCATACCCGTATTAAAATACAGTTCTTGTGCGCTAATTCCAATTCGCGCAGCGTCATTAGCCAATGATGCCCGTTGATTGGCGCTAAGTTGACCAAATGCACGATCTGACAATTCGCGCTCTTGTTTAAGTCGCGCAACTGTTGCCGGGTCAATTTCTTTTGATATTGCTGGGCCAACAGGCTCAAATGTGTAAGGATTTCTTCCTTGTATTACGCCATTTGTGTCGGTTGTCGTTAGTTTTTCAAGCGGTTTTAAAAGGCTGTAATCTTTGCCACCAGTAGCCATAAACACTTTGACTGAATCAGCCGTGTAATCCTTGGGATTAAGTTTGGCAAATGCTGATTCTGCTGGTTTCATCATGCTAGTTAGCAATGCCCCGCCAGCCGCTTGGATGGTTGGGTTAGCCTGTGCGCCTAATGCAACCGCTAAGGCTTTTTTCATGTCAGGGCCAACCGCCGCCTGTCCCGGCACTTCTGGCGCTAATCCTTGATTGCCCGTAATCTCAAGATTGGGATTGTCAGCAGTATCAGCACCCGTGGCGTTTTGCACAATAGATGCTGGAATTGCCGCTTGTGCTGGTGTGCCTTGCAATGCCTCAAGAAATGTGCTGGCCTCTGATTGGCCTTGCCGTCTAAATTTTTCAGACAATGCTTTAGCTTCTTCTTCGGCGGTATTTTTTGATTGCCCCGCCAAATAACCTTGCAACAATTTAGCCAGACCTGATATTGGGCTTGCTTGCACCCCTGCTTGTTGGGGCATTTCCATTGGTTGCATAGCTTGCTGATTAAGCAATTCAGCCATGCGTAACTTACGCGCTATCGCTTCGGATTCAGCACTAAAAGGTGATAAATTTATATCAGGCATTTGATGTCCCTTTAAAAGCCAAACAATTTTGTAATGGCTGGAATGTTGCCAAGTGCCGCACTACCAAGACCAAATATGCCACCCAAGTTTTGATTAGCTGATGCTGTTTGTTGGTTGTATAAATTTTGGTTGTATGCCGCTGTTTGTGCCGCCGCATTTGCAATTGGCGCTGGCGCAATGTTTGATCCCTGATATGCTTGAAATTGTGGGTTTTGTATTTGCGATTGGCCTGTTAGCGCCGAAATCTCATTGATTGGCAATTGTCTTTGTTGTAGTGCTTGGGCCATTGCTTGTTGTTGGGCGGTATTGGCAAATTGGCCTTGTTGCAAGTTTTGGTTAGCTTGTTGAGCAACCATTGCATTTTGCATTTGTGCCGCTGATTGACCTTGACCAAAGTTTTGCCCAATTGCCGCATTTGCCGCTTGTTGGTTTTGTAGGCCAGCACCAAACCCTGCAAGGTTTGCAGTATTGCCAAATTGACCTGCATTCAATGCTTGATTAAAACCTTGTTGATTAGCGCCAATATCAAGGTTTAAACCCTGCAAAGCTGCTTGTGTGCGCTGATCGTTTTCTTGTTGTCCAAGGATTCGAGCAGCGTTATCGTATGCCTCTGTACCGGGACGCAAACCTTGGTTGATCAATTGGGTTTCTGTGCTAACTCGGTTTCTTGCCAACGTAGGTTCAAGACGGGCCATAATTGCCTCTTGCCCTGTAGTCCCGGCATTTACAGGCATTTTGGCTACACCGCTTAAATCAAGGCTTGATTGCAAGTTAGGGCCAGTTACACCGCCTTGTGCTGTGCCATATTGACCGCCTGTAGGCCCAGCTTGCAATGTTCCCGGTGATGCCAAAGATGTCTGAACGGCTGGCCCACCAAAGGAAAAAGGATTGCTCAATACGCCAAACGCATTTTTATATCCCGTATTTGCCAAATCTGCCATGTTTGCTTGCAGACTTTGTTGGGAAGTCAGCGCCTTTTGCGCCATTGGGTTTAGTGTCTGGGTTACTGTCGGCTGATCATTGGCATAAGTAACAGTCTGCGTGCCATAAGGATTAACAATATTGGGATTTGATAATTTGGCGGTTGTTCTTGCAGCCTCTAAATTAGCTACTCCTTGAGCATTAGCCGCTGCCGTGTAATCTGGCGTAGCTGGAGCAGATGGGCTAGATGTCCCAGCAAAAGCGGTAGATGGTGCGGCAATAAAGTTAGTAACAGCACCAATTGGGTTATCAAAAAAACCAAACTCAGGCAAACCCGTCTTGGGGTTGGTCGTTCCAGACCCGCCCATAGCCTTCAACATTGCCGCCTCTGTGGGGTTTATGTGAGCAAGGATAGTGTCCCCGCCTCGGCCCTTAGAACGTAGTTGTTGTGCTTTTTCTGATAATTGCATTTATATCCCCTTACAAAGTGCCGCCGCCTTGGAAAACCAAGTCAGATGCTACCCATTGAACTTGAATCCCGTTTGTCGCTGTTTTGATCACCGGGGCAAATGTGTAGCCAATCTCAGTTACACCTTGCCATTCAGCGCTTGGCATTAACCCAGCACCCCAATTTGCTTGATCCCACAATGCCACATCCCACAATCCATATTCTTGTGCCGTAGTGCCCAATTGCACACTCAAATCGGACAAGTTGTAATCCACATTTACGTTGCCGTAAAGTGCTGGTGACCCATTGGTGAATAGGTGAAACCTGATCATCTGGCATTGCTTTTGTGAGGGTACGCCGTAGGTCTGAAAACTCTGGATGGCAAAACTCTGAATGCTGTTTACATCGTCAACAGTCCCATCCCATGCCAAACCTACAAACCCGTCCCCGCCAAAGTAAGGATTATCCTCGTATAGTTCCCAGCAGTTAGCGTTCCAACCCGTAAAATTACACCAAGATTTAGTGATGTTGTTCATCACATATTGTTGTTGCTGGCTACCCTCGGCAATCGGCACGTTAAGAATCAATTGGTTTTCTTTTGGGTAATACAGCAAATGCCACCCAAAATTAGCCCCATAAGTCGATATAGCCGCGCTCATGGCGTACTGAATCTTATTGGTGATACTTACCCTCGGGTCAAGTCTGGATGACTGCAAAGCGCCCGACATGGGCACTACGCCATCTTGCGTAATAATCAATAAATCCCCGCCAAACTTAGTCCAGCATCGGCGATTTATAGGCGAACCAATGTTATAGACCCCGATCAAGCTAATGCCTGTTGGGGTGGTTGGATCAGTTAGTTTCCACACCAAAACCTCGCCATTGCTGGTTATAAAGGCCAGATAGTCATCCATGCCATAACCAGCGTCTAGCGTCCAGTTCATCCCCGCCATGATGTAGCCGCCCATCATCACCAGACTACTCATATCCAGCGCTGTAGCCGCCCCAGCAATTGAATTAATTGGAAGATACCAAGCCTTCATTGAGGCGTTTTCCACCAACCAAACCCGGTTTTTAAACAGGTTGATGTTGACGCAAGTCGAGGTATCCACCCCGGTTATGTCCCACCCAGCGCCATCCCCGTCCTTGTGCCAAGAAGACCCATCATAAAATCTCAGCTTGTCAGCGCCGTTAACCATCATTAAGTATGACCCGGCTGTGGTACGCATATTCACGTACTGCCACCGCGCATTGGTTAAACTGGTTAGGTCTGGTGATCCCACAGCACCACCGCTTGTAATGTTGTAAACCTTAGTAGTGGCAGCGGCAAACAGCTTATTGGTCGCCCCTCCAGAATAGGCCATTACAGTCTCAACTTGTCCCGTAATGCCCGTGGCGTACTTTGTATAACCATTTCTAAGAATGACCGAGTTTGTACCGGGCCACCAATTAGTCAGGGTTACCGCATCTTCAACCGCCATTGCACCTAGCGAATCTCGGGCGTTCCATCCCCCAATAGGCGCGGGAATGCTCACAGTCGTACTCGCTTGAGTACGCATCTTCCCGTATCGACTAAATTGATTCAGCATCAGACTGTGGGCCAATTACCATCTTGCACACTCCACGGGCCTACCAATTGGTTCATTCCAACTGGGGCTAGGCTCATGCTGGATACAGGCACATCTTGCGCCTTTGAGTAACTGAGCGCACGGGTAAATTCACCCAGTTCTACTCCAAAGTCCAGTTTTTTGGCTTTTAAGAAATAGAACTTTAATCCCGCCATCATCAGGTCATCGGGGAAAATACAGGTGTCTGTGTCTGCTGTATATGCCGCTTTTGACCCAACGCTTGATCCAGCCGCACAAACCCAATAATTTGAGACATACTCGAACGAAAAGTTATAAACTGTGGTCAGGGCTTGAAATATTCGAAATTTGTTGTTATAGATTCGATAGCGCTCGCGTGGCCCGATACTAATAATGCCGCCCTGCAAAAATTGCCAATCCTGACTAGATTTAGTACCCAGATTACGCCAATGGTCTGTCCGATCCCAGTTTGTGTCTGAAATCATGCGGTCATATCCCGCTGGTAAGGGATAGTCCTGTTTGGCAAATGTTAGGCTAACCGAGGCCGTGCTGGTGGTTACAGGCATATTCAGCGTCACTTGCGTACTGCTGTCAATGGTCAAAATCTCAGCAAATGCCGCTTGACCCGTACCCGTTACCACATTACCAACTTGTAATGCAGCGGTTGACGGGATTGCGGTAATAACGCTACTGTTAGCGGTAATGTTGCCCGTTGTGGTAATTGCTGTCTGGGTTTGCCAGATGTACGCTTGCACCAAACGCTGCCATTCAAAATCCCTTACCAAATCCTTGCCAAGACGCTGGGCCAAGGCAAGAATTTGCTGGGTTTGGTTAGTCGCTGACCCAATTACCGTGGTCGGTTGAACTAACCCGAGTTCGCCCGAGACTTGATCAACCAACTCCAGCAACGTGTAGGACATTTACTCCACCATTTCTTTTTTGGGTCTGCCAGCTTTCTTGGCTGACAATTCGTCAATCATCGCACGGAGTTTCGCCATTTCAACCTCTTGGGCCTGCAATTTTTCATCGGTTTCGGCGCGAATCTTGTCCATCAACTGAGAATCTTGGGCAGCGTCAATAAATGCCCGTGCTTTAGACCTCAATTCGTTAAAACCCATGATTTTGTTGCCAGCCGAGTCTGCAAGCTGGGCAAACTGGTCAATGGTAAAAATGTGCAAAGCCTTAAATTCGGCCTTTTGAGTCTCAGAAATTGCCATCCAAGCATCAA